AGGGGCCTGAATCGCTGGTGCACTGATTGCTCTACCTGCATCAGGCGTTCCTTAAGCTGCCCTAAGAACTGAAAGCACTGCCTCTGGTCTAGGAGCCATCCATTTTTGATCTGATCAGAAATAACCCATGCTACCTGGTGTTCAAGCTCGATTGCTTCTTTTGAAGGCTCTTGCTTCATCAGGTACTCATAGGTGGCTTTAGTGACCTGTACGTCTCTTAGGCAATAGTCAATCATCTCCTGAGTGAGTTGAGACCAGTCAGAATGATCACCTTTCGGGAATCCTAGATATTCCCCATAAGCTCTTAGTGAGTGCCCATCTTGCCTTGAGGGGTCTATAAGCCTCCCAAGGACCAAAGTGTCGATCACTCTGTCCCTTGGGATCTCAATCCCCCACAGGTCTTTTAAAACAGGGCAGTCAAAAAAGATCCCATTGTGGAACACCCATGTATCTGACTGGTGCTCTTGAAAGAACTCTAGGAAGGATTCTTTTGTCAGAAACGCTTGACCATTGACACACACAACCCAGATGTGCTTTGGGTTAAGTGAATCTGCTTCAATGTCTGTAAATAGAATCACTGTAAGCCCTTATGAAGGTTTCTGCGACTTGCGGGACGATCGCGTTACCGTAGGCACGCAGTCGTCCCACTCGGGCGGCAGCCCCATGAGCCAGCGGGAATGTGCCGGGTTCAACTGGCCGCCACTTTCCATCCCGGCAAAAGAGCCAGTCAGCATCTCGCCAGTGGCCGTGAGTCGGGCTGGCTGCGGGTTTTCCCGCAAAAACTGATTCGCATCCCGCCCTAAACACTTCTGATTGCTGTCTTGTCTCGTCCTCGAACCTTCCACATTGTCGGACGCTTGAGGTGTAGACCACCCCGCCATCTTCGCCATCACTTGTATGTCCGTGATCGCAGTTCGATTTGCCCCTGTTCCATCCCTCTCTCCCATGCGCTTCTTCATTGCTAGATGCGCTTCTGGTGTTTTGTTGTCTGGATTCGCTACAGGAGTTGGCCAGCCCGCCACATGAACCAGCATCGACAACTCGATGGACTTGCCGATATCCATCCTCCGCTTGATTGCTGGGTCGTCCCACTTCCCGCGATCCCTGTTGTCCGAGGAGCACGGTGTCGGCCACCCAATAGAGTCTTTGTCTGATGTGCGGAGCACCGACGCCCGCAGCGCACAGATCTGCCGCCCCGAAGGCGTACTTCGATGCTTCCAAGTCAGCTTGTACAAGGTCGAGCCAAGCGAGGCCGTCCTTTGACGCAACTTGTTCTCCAAAGACGACTGGAGGTTGGCACTGGCGGATGAGGTTGTAGAAGTTAGGCCAGAGATGTCTTTCATCTTCAAATCCTTTTCCTTTTCCTGCTGTGGAGAAAGGCTGGCAAGGGCATGATCCAGTCCAGACTGGTCTGTCGTCTGGCCACCCTGCTCGCCTGAGCGCATAAGACCAGACTCCGACTCCTGCAAAAAAATGGCACTGAACATATCCTCGAAGGTCATCTGGCGAGACATCTACAATGCTCCTTGTGTCTACGTCGCCTGGTGCAATGTGTCCGGCTTTGATTAAGTTACGAATCCATTCGGCAGCGAACAGATCTATTTCGTTGTAGTAGTTCAAAACGGGATTCCCTCTTGGTCTTCTTCTTCTTGTGGTTCAACCTCCACTAGTCTACCCGTATCTCGATCATAAAACAGCTCACAAGCTTTACCAGTCAGGCCAGCAAAGCGGTTTTTTAGCACCCTAAGCTTGGTGGTGTTTGCTTCTCTGAAGTCTTCTGCTTGTTGATTACGTTCAAGGCCAATCACACAATCAGACAGTTGTGCAATAGCAGCAGACCCCCTTAGCTCACTTAAAGACACCTGAGCACCTTCTTCATGCCCCTTGCTTCCTTGAGGCCTGCGAAGGTGTGATACTAGGAACATGCCAATGTTAAGTTCTTGTACCAGTGTTCTAAGCTTGGTCATGATTGCATCAATGGCTTTTCTCTCGTCACCAATACCTTCCTGAGAAGACACCATGATGCTGATGTGGTCTAGGATGACCCACTTGCAGTCATATGCTTTACACATGTACCGAATGCGGCTATAGACGCTTTCATCATCAGCAGACCCAAAGTGCTTCCAAAAATAAAACCGTGACTGGTCAATTTGTTTGAGCCAGTAGATTCTGTCTTCCTTGGTGATCCCAGAATTGGGAAGATGTAATGGTTTGTTTGCCAGCAAAGAGGCAATACCAAGCCCTGACCGCTTTGGAACTTCTTCCATGGCGATCACTGCAATGTTATCAGTGGTTTTTTGATACAGGTAGAACTCGAGCTCACGTAAGAGTTGGGATTTACCCATCCCTGCACCAGATGTGATCGTTACAAGCTCTGCTGGTCTGAAGCCATAGGTCAGATCGTTAAGACCCTCCCATGGGTATGGAACAGAATTATCTTCCTGTTCTTCCTCGACTTCTTTGATGATGTCTTCAAAGGTGACAATGCCATCTGGCTTATGGAGCCTAGAGTCCCACCAGGCGGTCATAAAGTCTGTGATGCAGCCTTCCCGCAGATAGTCACAGGCGTCTTTGAACTCTGCGGCCATCCGCATAATCCTGAGCTTGTGAGGGGAAAAAAGATCCTTTACTGAGTCAATGGCTGCCTTGCCAGCAGCATCATTATCAAAACACAACACAACATTATCATACCCTTCAAGCCACTCTAGCTGCTCTTGAATGTCTTTACGTGCACCGGACGATCCTGTCCGAATAGACACGACATCCCACTTGTTGCCAAACATCTCTGACACGGCCAAGGCATCGAGTTCACCTTCTGTGATTGTGATGTACTTGCCTGACCCTCTACAGATTGTTTGACCAAATAAACCTACTCCTTGTGTTATACCTGAACAGGTAAACTTTTTATTAGCTACATATCTCGTCTTGACCAGTAAGAGGTCACCGCTGAGAGCGTGAAAATAAGGATAATGGTGCTTGTTAATATTACCACTGGCGTCATATTCTATGGTTACTCCGTATTTTTTACAGGTAGCTTCCGTTATTCTTCGGTCCTTGATTGAACCGACCACACCGGACATTTCCATAGTTATATTATCCATACTTTGGGTGAATTTATCGTAATAATTACAACCAGGTGTAAAACAAAAAGAACCACCATCATCATATATAGCAAGATTATCTTTAGAACCACATTTGGGACAATTTGTGTGCTTTAAGAATTTTGCCATCTGTCAATATTCACCAACTTATTAACATCATGAAGTAGTCTATCCAGCTCAAGGAATCTTGCTGGGTTTTTATGGTCATACCGAATATGCCAATATACAGCATCAAGTTTATTATAAGACCAATACAAATTATTGTGCTTATCTAGCACACAGTAGAACTTATTTTTATTATTATTATTGTTCATTTTTATTTTCTATAAAGTTTTTCTATTACTTCCCAAAGTTTCTTAAATTTGAAATTATATACTTCAGCTAAACTTTTAATATAATAATCATCTTGACTATATAACTTTAAGTCATCACAAATACCCCAGCAGGACATATAAAGTTCTTCTATTGAAAACAATATATCTTGATAAGATTCTACTTTAGACAGAATTGCAGTATCACCTTCAATAGTCCACTCTAAAGTATCCTTAGGGTGCCACCCTAGCTCATCAAGATCCTCTGGTGATAATTGAAGTATATACTCACCTTGATCATTCTGGATGATAGTCATCTTCTTTGAACCACTGTATTCCTGGGTTGGTTTTATAGTATTCCGTGAGTATCTGATCTAGATTCCACTGTGTTTCTGTACGGAAACCATTTAGCCATTCAGATAATCTATTCCAGTCGTCTACATGCATGGTCCAAAGACCAATTTCATCTGGATATGGTTCATCGCCACCATAGACATCAATACGACCTGCTGCCCAGTGGTCACCATGCTTTTGAATCCAATCATAATTAATTGGACCCATCCAGTTTGTGCTGTATCTAAACATGCTTCCATCCAGTACCATTCAAAATTACTTCAATGGCTCTTTTGGACACATAAAACTTCTTGGCAATCACTCTGATGGATAATCCTTCGTTGGACAACAGCCGGATCAGTCTTACATCATCCTCGGTCAGTTTTGCCCTTGGGTGCTTTTCACCACGCCTTGAAGCGTATAGGTCTTTAATCATTTTGAGACCACTTTGTTTTACAGTTTTCAGTATGAGACACAACCTGTTTAATGAACCCCTTTGCTGTATCAATGTCGTCTACCTGTTCCAACATATACTTCAGCGACTTCAGAACGGATTCAAGCAAAACATCGTAGTGTTGTTTAGTCATCCCTATAACCTACCTTAAACATGCCCCTGGAAGCTCATAGGAAGGCCTATGAGACGTTTTCATAGGCCACCCGGTACTACCCTACAGACCCCCTGCCCTAGAAGCCTTCCTCAAGGCCCCCAGCGCGGTTCTGGGAAAGTTCAAGAACACGTACTGCATTCATGTAGGTTGAAGGTCCATGAATGGGTGACACAGGCCCCAGGGCCACCGACAGGCGTACCTTGGAGCCCCAAGGGATTTCCCCCTGGAAGGTTTGATTAGAAGAATCCAAGATAGGGATTTGCTTCTTGGTGACAAATTTACGCTGGGTCTTGTCTTGATATACTTTAAGCTTAACCCCTTTTTCCTGAAGCGCTTCTACTGAAGTTTCATCAAGGGCAATAACCATAGAATACTTACCAGTGGATCGACCCTGATATTGTTCTTCTTTGGTAATATTAGAAAAAGCTACTACACCTTCAATAATCATCTTCTAAATCCTCTCTAAAGTTTATATCCAATTGGTAATCTATATATTTATCTTCAAGTACCGATTGGGATATTCTAAAACACACAACACACAAATCTATATATTCACCTTTAGAATCTTTTCTTGATGTATCTTCCTCCTTAAGGATAGAATCGCACGCTTTACACCTCATATTGTTTAATCACCAATTATTATATTTATCATCTATATCAGTATGTCTTTTACCTAATATTACTAAAGCAATAGTAAACACAACTGATATTGCCATTATAGATAATATAAGAACTAATATAGCTAATCCTATATAACTTATAATATCAATTATAATCATTCAAGAATACTCTTATTGATCTTCTTAAGTATCTTATTGGTTTTAAGATACTCTTTGAAGTCATTATGTGTCATATAATACTGCAATGTAAGAAGCAATGCAAATGCAGTGCCTGGCGGTCTGTCGTCAATCTCGATACACGCTTCAAGGGATTCTTTTAGACTCTTTAAGACAACCTGATCTACGTCAATCGTTTGCATTCTAGTCCATGCTCCATAAGGTTAGTAAAACAATTAAGACACACATTCTTGTCAAGACCTAACTCTTTGAGAAATAACAAGATTTCTTCTATTTGGTCTTTTGGTTTATCTTTGAATCTTTGTTCAACTTCTTTGTAGAAGTTTACCATCCCCGCACCGTTTGGTTTCTCTGGTCAAAGTCAAACAACCTAAACCACTTTTCTTCCTTCTCTGCATCTTTTTGTTCCTGTTCAAACTCAACACACCTGTAGGAATACCTATGGGGAAAATGATACAGTTCACATTCACAGGGTGGCGGTGTTATTTTTTTCTGTTTTTTCATTGTGTTTCTCCACGATTATCCAGGCGAACTTAATTAACTCTTTTTTTAATGCATAGTCAATATTAGCTTCTTTTGCTAATTTTAGAATTTCTTTATCTGTCAAATAGTTCATTGTATCTTTTTTTAAGATATTCATATTTCATATTCCGATAGACTGAATATAGTTGGTCAGTAGCAAGTTCTATTAGTTCGTTTATTGTTGTGTGTTCTAGATCATATTCAACCAAGTCTTGGATCATTTCATGCGCGAGTGGCTCATCAAAATAGGTCGCATCTTCTTCCTGGTATTGTGTACTCATGCTATATACCTGCCGTGTATTGCATTAAATTATCGATGTCAAACTTTGACATTACTTCAGGCTTCAGGCTGATGATTGATTGACACACAGGTGAGTCATCAATCATATCCCTGTGCTGGTTTACAAAGCGCACACAGGCGTCCCAAAGCACCTCCACTGTGATGATGTTGACCTTAAGGTCGCCTTCAGGGTCTGGGATGATAATCCTGTGTATGGTGCCGTCCGAATGTGTGCTGGTGCTAATTTTGTGTCCTGCCCAATAGTCGATTACATGCTGTCTGATTGTTCTGGTCATGACTTCTAGGCAGTAGTTCTCGATTTCTCTGTTGGTGTACTTAAAGGTTATCTGTTTCATTTTTTTGGTGTTCCTGCTGCTGTCCGTACTCAATCCAGGCGTTGTCTATAAAGTCTGATATCTGGTCTGCCCAGAAAACACAACACACAATTATGATGATTGACAGAATGGCCAGAATATCCTCATTCAATCCAGGCCGGCGCAGGCCGAACAGAGTAGCGTAAGATGTTGCTTTTTTGTGTTTTGTAGTAGTGCCTGTAGCACTCGACCGGGTCTGTTGATACTGATCGCGACCTTGTGTCCATGCATCTCGCTGGCGCTGTGAGTTTGACATTGGTGATTCCCTCTGGTGGTGTGGAGACTATCTGAAGGCACACTGTGCCTGACTTGTGTTTTCTTTTATACCTGAATTCATACTCGGAAAGCAAGCCTTTGAAGTGTGTCGATGACATCGATGCGAAATCTTTCGTGTCCAACAGTTCCCGAAAGAGTTTCAGATCATCGAGAATATTCCAAGATTCTAAGATTGCTTGTTCGAGGTCAAATTGTTTTGTCATACATCACTCCTAGGATCTTTTTGCCCAGCCACTTTTCTGCAATCACTCAACGCATATTGCCTCGCGCATGGCACTGGTGGATTATCATCGGGATGACAAGTGCACTTACGATCACCGTCATATACACCTTTAGGAAGATCGGGACGATACTTCCAAAGAAAAAAATCTGCCATAGGCATATGTCTACTGGGATAATACCAGAACTTTCTATAGCCTATAGTCTGCATAAACTTTTCAAAATACCAGCGAATCATAATTCAATACCAAAGTGCTCTCGCCACGCACGACCAATATGGCGATTGTATAGTTCGTTATCGACAAGAGCGTTCGCACACTCTGAAATAACCAAACGAGTGTACTTCTCCAGTTCCTCATCATAAAACTGCCAGACTGGAGGAACGTGCTTTCGTGTTCCCAGAGCTTGTTCAGCAAGTTTACGCAATACAGACTCATTCATACAGTTTTCTCCTTACTGGATTGCCTTCTGAATCCACTGTAAACCAAGACTTACCTTTCGGTCGAATAATATCCGACATTGTTTGTTTAAGAGAATTATTTTGTTCCTGCAACAGTTCGCAGAGTTCTCGCAACCTTTCGATTTCTGTTTGCATAGCATTGATTCTATCACTGACTTCAATGCTATCATCGTCCCACCAATCATTGAACTTAAAGGTGAATTGTGGTTTGTTCATTGGTTTATCCTTTGGGGTTTTTTGGTTATTTAACCTTTACGATCAAATCGTTTTCCATTGTTACTTGTGCAAAGAATTCTCTTCCCTGCCCTGTGATGTGTGGTCTGTTTGCGACCACTAGCATGCCGTTAGATTTATACTCTGGACCGAATAAGCTTGTTTCGATATAGCGTAGTCGGTTTCCAATGTTTTCCTTTAATACTTTTTTGGATGGATACTTTACTACTAGTGTCATTTTATCTATGCTCCCGTTGCAATTAGTCGAACTACTTTGGCCATCGTTTTACCGTGCGCTTGGTATGCAATAACACTAACGTCTTTTGAGTAACATGCTCGGCATGACTTACACTGTCCTTCCTGTTTATACGCTGGGCACGCATAGGTGCCTTGTGGTGCTTCCTGTGAATAGATCACAGAACCATGTACTGCAGCATCAAACTCACCGGTGACTGAATCGCTGGACCGACGCACGCGCACGTTAGGTAATGCTT